TCTGCAAACATTGGATTTTTTATAAAATCTTCTGATGAAACTGGTCTAATCCAATCTATTAATTGTATTCCTAATTCTTCCTTATACCAATCTCTACATAGACTCCAGCAATCAGTAACACCCCATACCCATTTTCTACCAATCAAAGGTGCTTTATATCCACAAGGTTCATAAGATTCCCATTGTTTTAAATTAGGTTGAACAATCCACCATTTTAAATTTGATTTTTCACACGCAACTTTATCTGCTTCACTTGGTTTTGGACTTGTTACGGGATGACTATGAACAACAGCTACTATTTCTCCTTGATCTTCAGCTTTTACCCAATCATCTCCATCTAAAATAAATTGATCAGTTGGATCGAAAGCTAAATTTTTACAAGGAAAATATACCTCTTTACCTTTTTTGATTAACAAAAGACCGCAAGATTCTCTTGGGTTTTCTTTTATTGCGTGTTCTAACGCTTGATCTTTCCACATTATGAGAAGAACGTACCAACGCCAGGGAAATCTGCTGGTAATACTTGTCTTTTAGGTAGACGGACACCCTCTATGTCATAAGTGGCTGCTAATTCAAATTCAATTATGTCTCTGTTTTCTGTTGATTTTCGGTCAATTATAAAAATTTGCTCATCAAAAGTAGCAGTAGAATCTGGTGTCCCATGAGGATTATCACCTGACTCTTCATTAATTGCACTATTATTTTCTTGAATAATATTACTGCCAGTTTCTAATAAAATCTGACCCCCAAGAAAATTTACATTATCAATATATCTTTCTAGAGTTCTTATTCTTGTAACCTTTGCTCCTTCTAAACCTTGAGGTAAAGTTAAAATTATTGTTGTAAAAGTCCCTAATATATTAGATATTCTTAAACGTGGTCTGGGAGTCTGTTTGCCATTAAATTCAAAACCTTCAGCTTCTATTGGCATCTTTACATATTCAATATTATTAAAAACTAAATTACCGTTATTGTTTTCATTCACTCCATTATGAAAATAATACTTTGTATTAGATCCATGAATAGCAGTAATAAGTTCAAGCTGAAAAAGCTCAACAATATTACTAGGATTTATCTTCTGTAGTTCTGATACAGGGGTAGCCATTAGGGTTCAAATACTTGCTGGAACGTCATATTTAAACTAGCCCTATTTAAGAAAGGTATTCTCTTAGTCCATTGAAGGCATATCCATTTATAAGCAACAGCACTACCAGGAGGTTGCCAATCAAAAGACGCACCATCATCTGCTCTCGCTTCTAGAAATGTTTCTATCGTATCTGAATCTGATTCAGAGACATCAAAAGTTAAAGTCCAAATATACGGTGTTGTATTCAATCCAAATTTAATTCTATGCTGGTAGCCATCATTAAATTGTGTAGTTCTAATCTGTGGAGACGTTGTTTTACGAGAATTATAGGAGGGATTTATAGAAGGAAAGGTAGCCATTATGTTAATAATCCTCCAGGTCTTTTCTGTTTAATCAATTCTGATTGTATCGCTGCTGATAACATTTGTCCTAGTTCCCTGCTTTTTTCTCCATCACCCTCAACAGAAGAACCAGAAGCATCCACGTTTACTACAATATTTGTAGAACCACCCAAAGACTCATTTGGTGTAATATTTCCACTCACTCCAGGTGTAAATAATTCTGGACCACGTTCTCCTACAATATAACTGCCACCTGCCTTAACTGGACCTCCATCTGCTCTAAATATAGACCCAAGTAAGCCTAAACCTGGCATAAAACTTCCTCCAAAGTTTCCGAATAATGCCATATTAAAAGCAGCGTCTATCATTTTATTTAATACATTGTTTAGAACGTCATTAAGAGTAGACGTTCCACGGATTAATCCTTTTATTCCTTCACCTAAATCTGTAACTAATGTATCTTTAAGTTTTTCAGCAGAAGATTGCACTAATTCTGTTTTCATATTTAATTCCATTGTATTTTTAACTGCGTTCATTCTTTCCGCATTTTGATCTTTTAATAGTTTTAGACCATTTTTTAGTCCGTTAATCTCATCTTGGGCTACAGATTTTTTAAGTGGATCTGTTATATCTTTAAGTACCTCCTCTCTTAATCTTATTTGATCTTGTAAACCTAATATTGTATCTTCATTTATTTTACCCAGTAAAGCCAATTCTTTAGCTATAACGGGATTTACACCCTCTTTACGAAAATTTAATACTCTTTGTTCAAGATCAAAAGATGTTTGTCTAACTGTTATCTGTTCTTTAAAATCTGCATTAACAGATTTTACCAATTCCTTTACTTTATCCTGAATACCTAAACTTCTTAAACGAACAGTTAATAATCTCTTCTCATCTTCTAATTCTTTTAGTCTGTCTTTACCTTTTTTAGTGAGTCTGGGAGTTCCGCTACCTAGAAATCCAGTTGGCTTAACGAATCCAGCTTGCAGAGCTTCTATACCTCTTAACTGAATAGAGTTAGTCGCTTGTTTATTTAGTTGAAATTGTTTAGATATTCCGAGATTTGGATTTGCAGCAGCACCTCTCTCTGCTAAACTCTTTTCTACAACTGAACCTGAAGTTATATCTTTTAAAAAGCTGGCTGTATTTGCTTTTAAATCTGTAAATGACGAAGCAATACTTTGTTGTGCTTTCTTGATAACATTAGCCGATTCCTGTAAAGCTAATGTTTCTTTAGCTCCTACAGATTTTATTAGTTCCTCTCGTACTTTGTTTAGGGCTGCTTGCTTACCTACAGTTTTTTCTATTAATCCTATTTCTCTGGCTCTAGCTGTACCTATGAAACCTAAAGCTTGAATTGCTTGAGTAGCATTACCGCTTACTGGATCAAGTGCAGATCCTAATTCTTTTATTGATGTTACGAAGCCCTGGATGCCAGATACGATAGACGTTCCAATTAGACCTCCTGCAAAACCGCCCATCTGACCACCAAATGCACCGCCAAGTCCACCACCGATTGCACCACCAGCAGCAGCTAATGGACCTTGACCAAATAACAGAGGAAACGCACCACTTATCGCAGCACTTTGTAATGCTGGTCCTCTGTTTCTAGCAAGAGTTCGTCTTAAACCTGTTCTTGTCTGTCTACTTCCCATTCTTCCAGGTAGAAGATTTTTCCTACTATCAAAGTTTAAAGGAGAACTTTGACCTGTTAAATCAAAAGCAGGACCAGCTTGCCCAAACATTCTTGGTCCTTGCATTAGTTGTTGTGGACCATACTGTGCTGCTGAAAATCCTGTAGGACCACCTCTCAGTTTCTTAAGTTGTTTAGCTTGATCTTTAAAATATGCTGGAGAACCTACTAAATGCTTCATACCACCTACAGGTAAAACATTGCCTTTAGACTTAGCTATTCTTGTAATATCCTTATTAAACTTTTCAAAGTACGCAGGAGTTCCAGGCATAAACTCAAAACCCTTTACAGGCATTGCGTTATCTTTAGCTACACGATTTAAGTTTGGTAGAGAACCAACTAAATCTGGTCTACCACCTATGGGTACACGACCCATGCCCTTGCCTGAATATTCTATTTGTGCTTGAGAACCAAATTGAAATCTGTTACCTCGCAAACTTGAGCGACCAAAACCTGAAGTCTGCCCAATAAAGGGTAACTTTGGACCGAACATACCCAAGTCTCCTGTTTGGGGAAAAGCCTGTACAGGTCCAGTTGGTCCACCCCTTAATCCTAAAGGTGTGCCTCCACCTAAAGAAGTTAATGATGAAGTTGGACCTGAACTTATAATTTTTGGTATGCTGGCAGGTTTACTGGCAAGTCTTGTCTTAAGGACTGTTTGCTGTGCTATTTCTTTACTTATTGATTTCTGTACCTTTAACTCGTTCATTGCAACTTTTAAAAGTTTTTCTGAACCTACAAAGTCTTTTTTCTGATTTAGTAGTGCTGATTTTGTTATAGCTTCTTGTGCTCTTCCTACTTTTAATCCTTGGTCTGCTTGCTTTTGTACTAGATCGCCTATGCGTCTAGTCTTAGACATCATATCCTGCTGTGCTCTCTTGCTATCTAGTATCTGAGATTCTGTTTTTTGTGTTTTCTTATTAGTTCCTAAATTTACTTTGCCTAGTTTATCTATATCAGTTTTTATATCTTTAAGGTCTTTTCTTACCTGTTCTGTATTTAGTTTTATATTTACGCTATATTCGGAAGCCACTAATTTTTGCAGAATACACGGATATTAAAAGTTTAGCGTACTTTGCGTGCTTGGGCTTGTCTTTTTGCTTTTTCGTAGGCTTCTTCTTCCCTTTCAGCCTTGAGTGTAAAGTAAGCGTTCCATCCGTATATCTCTTGCATGGACATTCTTTCTCTTAGTTCCTTAAATGTATATCCTAGTTTTTCCGCTATAAAAAATTGTAAATATACGAAGTTATCTTCTTTTACTTTAGCTTTTTACGGCATCGGGGCTTTCCTCCTCGCCCATACTTTGCATCTTGGTCATAAGATCAATTAATACTGACATCGGTATTTCTCTTCTTAACGAGGGTAAATCTGCTGCTGTAAACATTTTTGCACCTGACTCATCTTCGGCTTTTGTGACAATAACCTGTAATGCAAAATCAAGACTTCCTTCTTCCTGACCTTTGTTCATAGCCATTAGTGTACTGTTTATGGTGTCTCTATCAGCTATTGTGAGGGGCGACCAAAAGATTTTTAAAATCAGTTCTTCACCTTTAAACATAGAGTAGCTACTACGTTCTTCGACACTAAAGGCTTTCCTTAGTTTGTCTATCGCTCTTTCTGTAGGCATAAAAATTTGTAGTTACTCTTGTAGTATAACTTAAAACCCTAAGTGTGTCTTTAGTATTCAGATTGGCCTAAAGTTATACCAGTAAATGCTTGGTCTAAATCCTGTTGAAGTTCTTCAGTTGCTATGTAATAGTAGTACCATTCAGGACTGTTAGGTATTGGACTTGTATCTGCACCGATAGCAAATAAATCTTCATAAAATTCAATTAAAGGTACGCCACGAGGTTCTTTTTTACTATTTTTACCATATATCTGATCGCTGGTTAAATCTGCTGGATATTTTTCCTGGCTTCTCATTCTATTTATTACAAATCCAGCGTATTCTGCCTCGTTTCCTATATACAAAGATTCAGTTAAAGATGTTTTTATTATTGGTCCTGCTTCTGGTGCTCGGACACCGCTTCTATATCCTTGATTTTCTTTTCTAGGTTTTACAGGATCTACAGGTCTACCTTTTTGTACTTTCCAGGCAGCGTTAAATGTTCCTGTCCAGTAAGGACTTCGATACTGTAGAGAGAATTGTATTTTTGATGCTGCTTTTGCTTTACCTTGAAGCACCATCTTTTCGATATCTTTTGTTAAGTGCTTTATATCTTTAAGCATTGGCACTAAAGTTGCAGTTAACAACACTCATAAAGTGACTTTGGTTATTAGATACTACTGATGTTGGACCGCTTACTTGACTGACTCTGGGAGTAACTGAAAAAGTATCTGAGTAGCCAGAAGCGTTTACGGAAGTCATTCCATCAATTACTGATTCCGCTATTGCAGCAGCCACAGCACTTCCTTTATTAGATGGTGTCATAATCGCACATCTTATTGATCCTGAGTAGTAATCTATTGCTCCTCCTTGAGGTTGAGTAGTGGACTGTGTAAAGTCTAAATTTACCATTACATATTTTTTAGTTTTACCTGGAGCAGAGAATGGCATATTGTCAAACACAACTGTTACTGTGTTGTCGGCAGTTGTTACTGCACTTTTGATTGCGGTTTCAAATGCTGCTCTTGCGTTTACTAAAGTCATTAGAAAATAACGTCAACTCTGAATAAGTACTCTTGACCGCCACGCAAAGTTCTTACATCTGTAATCTTTGCAACTCTGGTCGATCCAGAAAATGTAAGAGTTATTTCGTCTGATAATAATGGTTGGCTATCTCCTATCAGGTCGGGGGTTATGTATATACGAGCTACATTTTCCTGAAAACCAGATTCCTCGGTAGATTGTACAAATTCTATGGGTACATCTATGTTATAAGTAGTATCAGTTGTTGTTACTGCTCCTGTAGATGTGTTGTAAGAAGCAGAAGTCTTTCGTGTGTAAATGATTGATGTATCTAGGGATTTACCTAAATCACTTACTACCTGTTTAGCTACATTAGCTAATAGTGAATCTAATTGACCTGCCATTATCCTCTAACTACCCTCATTTGAAAACTTCCTGCTCCACCTAGCATATATGCTCCAAGATAACTTTGTAACCACGGGTAAACATCTAAGATATTATTAACAGAACCAGTTCCCTGACTGTCAGTATTATATTTGACCTGTATATCTCCTAACTTTACCTCAGAAAAATTACCATCTTTTCCAGTAGTACCAGTAATAGCTTCAGTATCATTTGCTAATGCTCTAGCTAATTCAAACTGTGCATATTTAATATTTTGTGGAATAGAAGAACAAGCTAGTTCAACACCGTCCACTTGATAGTTATTTCTAGGGAATTTTAATGCTTGTCCATCATCGCATCTGTCTCCATAATAAACAAAACTATCAATCCATCTAGTCGCTGATATTAATGCTCTGTTCTTTTTATCATCCTGTTTATTATCCCATTGTGTAGAGCTTGGGACAGTTTCAAAGTATGCGTCTGCTTCAGCTAATGTGACATAACTATTAGCATTAGCTCCTTTTATTGTTGCGTCTATAGTTGCTGCCACGATCTATAAAG